ACTGCTCAGCTGCGAGATGTCCGTATCAATCCTAACGAGTTGGAGCTAAACATGTCCGAGTGGGAACAAGAAAACGCTGACTTCCTGAAGAAAATCGGGCAAGTAAGCACACCAGCACCAAAGCCAGCACCTACTAAGAAAGACGAGGAATAATCTCATGGCTGTATTTCTAAATAACAAGGTCGGCGTGAAGATTAACACTGTTGATCTTTCTGACCATGTAACATCAATCACTCTTAACCGCACATTCGATGAACTCGAAGTTACTGCAATGGGCGATTCTTCACACAAGTTCGTTAAGGGCTTGGAAGCATCAACTGTAACAATCGATTTCCTAAATGACACAGCATCAGCGAATGTATTGGCAACACTACAAGCTGCATGGGGTACAACAGTCACATGTGTATTTCTACAGGAAAAGGGAACAGCAGTATCTGCTACTAACCCTCTTTACACAGTGTCACTTCTAGTGAACAACACAACAGACATCAATGGTGCTGTTGGCGATATGTCCACACAGTCAATCACATTCACTGCTAACTCAACAGTTGCAGTAGCCACAACAGGCACATTCTAAACAAACTATAAAGGGGCAAACTCATGGCAAAACTAAAGATAGTTCGTACAGATGGAAGCGTACTAGAAGGCGAGATCACTCCAGCAGTGGAGTACTCATTTGAGCAGTACGCTAAAAAGGGCTTCCATAAGGCGTTTCGCGATGAAGAAAAGCAGAGCGATGTCTATTGGTTAGCATGGGAAGTAACACGCAGGTCAGGTGAAACTGTTAAGCCTTTTGGGATCGAGTTTATTGAGACACTTAAGAGTGTCGAGGTTCTAGACTCAGACCCTTTAGCTTAAAGCGCGATCTTCCATTCACCTATCTAATTGCTAGGCTAAGCATTAGATTGGGGATTGCGCCACAGCAGTTATTAGATCTAGATAAGACTATGCTCGATGCACTAGTGCAAGGGCTCAAGGATGAAGCGAAAGAGGTGAGCGATGCCAACAGAGGTAGTAGGCGCGGTCGCCCTTAAAAAAGCCCTGAACAAATACGCTCCTGATCTAGCAAAAGAATTAAACAAAGAGCTCGGTGCAGTGCTTAAACCTATTGTTAATGAGGCTAGATCTTATGTGCCACTGACATCGCCAATGTCTGGCTGGACTAAGCGCGAGACATCTAAAGGTGGTCGCTTTCCTAAATATGATTCAGCTGAGATCCGTAGAGGCATCGTCTATAAAACTTCAGCATCAAAACCTAATCGCGCAGGTTTTGTTAATGCAATACGCATTCAGAATAAATCTATGCAAGGTGCGATCTTTGAGACTGCTGGTCGTAAAAATGGTCAAGGTCAGGATTGGGTTGGCCCTAAAGCAGGTGGAGCATCTAAAGGTGTTTCACGCTCTAACAATCCTTATGCAGGTAATCAGTTCATCTCTAACTTAGGTCAACTATATGGCCCTAATCGCCGTGGTGATCATCGCATGATGGGTCGCTTAATATTTAGAGCATGGGCTAAGACACAAGGTCGAGCCAATGCAGCAGTCTTTAAGTCAATTGAAAACACCACACAGAAATTTAATCGCAGAACAGCCATCGTAGATGTCAGGAGAGCCGCATGAGTAATGTAGCCATCAATATTGCCGCAGAATTCACCGGCAAAAAGGCTTTTAAGCAAGCAGAGACTTCTACAGATAAACTAAATAAGAGTGTTAAAAAATTAGCAGGTGGCTTGCTTCTAGCATTCGGTACTAAGCAAATTGTTGCGTTCGGCAAGGCATCTGTTAAAGCCTTTGTAGAAGATGAAAAAGCAGCGGCTTCATTAGGACAAACTCTTAAAAATCTAAATCTTGCATACGGCTCAAACATTGGCACAGTCAATGGCTTTATCTCTCGTCTTGAAATACAAACAGGCGTGCTAGATGATGAGCTTCGTCCAGCAATGGATCGCTTGCTTCGTGCCACAGGTTCGGTTACTAAAGCGCAAGAGTTACTAAGTTTAGCTCTAGATATTGCAGCAGGTACAGGAAAGAGTGTCACCCAAGTATCGCAATCTTTACAGAAAGCCTATCTAGGCCAGACACAGGCACTTGGTCGCTTGGGTGTTGGTCTATCCAAAGCAGAGCTAGAATCATCATCTTTTGCTACCATCCAAGAGCGTCTAAATGTTTTATTCGCTGGACAAGCAGCAACCGCAGCCGATACTTATGCAGGTTCGCTTGCTAAATTAACCATTGCTGGAAACAATGCTAAAGAGACTATTGGTAAAGGTCTAGTCGATGCTTTTATCACCATTACAAATTCATCCTCTGTTGATGATCTAATCACCAAGATCGATGCAGCAGCAGAATCGATTGCTAACTTTGTTCGTGAAACAGGCGAATTTATTAAGATTACCAAGTCCATATTTAAGTTTGAGTTATTCGCCACAGATCCAAACGCATTTCAGGGCATGGGCAATATCTCGACAAGCAAATCTTCACAGGATACTCAAAGAGCAGATGCTATTGCAAAGAAAAATGCTATGGCAATTACAAAACTAACAAAAGAGCAAGCTGCTAATCAAGCCAAGATCTTAAAAGACAAGAAGTTACAGGCAGCAATCGATAAGGCCAATCTTGCCCTTAACAAGGGTCAAGAAATCTTTGACATGGACAAGATTCAGATTGCGGCAGCTCTTACTAATCAGGCTGAGCAATTAGGCAAAGCAACTAGCCAATCTCAGATTCTTCAGATTGCTAACGATACTGCTCGCCTAAATGTAAAGCAGTCAATCCTTGCATTAGAAGATGCTATTGCTGCTAAGGATGAAGCAGCCATTATTGCTGCAACCAATAAACTCAATGCAGACCTCAAAGTGTTAGGCGCATTGAGTATGCAAAATGTAAAACTGGCGGATATCAAGTCTATTCTTGACAGTCTTAAGCCAGCGGATTTAGTCAATCTGACTAATCTTGATGCAGCTTTAGCCAAGATTCAAGAAATGCTCAAATTGCTTGCAATGGCTAACACTCAAGCAAAAGCAGCATTACCAACCAGTGCAGCTCTAGGTTCTGGAATTCCTTCAGGCGATTACATCGCGCCGATTTCGACAACAGGCGGATCTATCGAAGCTATTCTTGAATACGCAGAAGCTGCAAGTGCTCGCGCTAACGCGTTTGCAGACTTACTGGATATGGAAAACGCATCTGCTGCAAGTTCAATGGCTTCATCTATCGATCTTGAAAGCATCGCTCGATCATCCCTGCTGCAAGGTTTAGCAGGTGGAGCAGGTGTATCAGGTGCGGTAAGTGGATCACGCTATGCAGCACAGGCTGCCAATGCATATAACATCACAATTCAAGCTGGAATCGGTGATCCAGAGGCTATCGCTAGAGCTGTGGAAGATGTAGTTCGTCAATCTTATCAGCGCGGTACAAGTGCAACAGGACTTCTAGCAGTATGACATGGCTTCCAGAATGGCGCATTACTGTAGGAACTAATGTTTATACCAATGTCACAGGTGTAAATCTCACCACAGGTCGCATTGACATCGATCGCCAATGCCAAGCAGGTTATGCTCGCATGGATATCATTAATACAACCAATGCCCTCTTTGACATCGATGTTACAGATTCCCTTACATTAGAGCTTAAGGACAGTGGTGGCACATATGTGCCTGTATTTGGTGGTACAGTCTCAGACTTCTCAACCTCAGTCAGAAGCCCAGAGGAATCAGGATTTGTGACTTTAGGGTCAATCCTTGCAGTGGGTGCTTTGGCTAAACTGCCTAAGGCGATCTACACAGATTCTGTAGCTCATGACCTTGATGGCGAACAGATCCGCATCATTCTGTCAGAGCTTCTAGTCAATGAGTGGATTGAAGTAGCACCTGCCTTGACTTGGGCAACCTATGACCCAACTACTACATGGGCTAATGCTGAGAATGTCGGATTGGGTGAGATTGATTCTGGTCTTTATCAGATGGACAACCTCAGTGCAGCAGATCGCAACACTCAGACCTTAGTTCAGCAGATAGCGGACAGCGCACTCGGAACGCTTTACGAGGACAAGCAGGGTCGCATCTCATATGCCGATGCGGATCATAGAAGTAACTATTTAGCAGCTAATGGCTCTACACAATTAGATGGCAACTATGCTTCCCCTGCTAGCGTTAAGTCAATCCTACAGATCGGCAAGATCCGCAACAGCGAAATTGTTCGCTATGGCAATGACTACGGCAGCACTTACTCAGCCACAGACGATGCTTCTATCACTACCTATGGTCGCTACCAAAGAACATTCGATTCCAACATCCGCTTTCTTGCAGACATTGAGGATATCATCGAGCGCGATTTAGCCCTGCGCTCAGTGCCTCGAACACAGCTTGACCAGATTACATTTAGACTTGACAATCCCCTTATGCCTAATGCCCTCAGAGATGACCTAATCAACCTATTCTTTGGTGAGCCAGTAGTTATCACTAACCTACCCTTTAACATGTTCGAGGGGTACTTCTCAGGTTTTGTAGAGGGCATCTCTATGAGAGCCACACCAACATTCGTGGATGCGACTATCTATGTTTCACCAACAGATTTCTCTCTTATAGCCCCGACATGGGCAACAGTACTTCCAACTAACACCATCTGGAGTGGCGTAAATGGTACACTACAGTGGTCTAAAGCGATCGGAGCTCTAACCTAATGGCAACAACAACCCCTAATTTTGGTTGGGCAGTACCAACCAGTACTGACCTAGTCAAGGATGGCGCAGTAGCCATTGAGACGCTAGGCGATTCTATCGATGCTTCACTTGTCGATCTAAAGGGTGGCACTACTGGTCAAGTGCTTACTAAAGCATCTAACACGGACATGGACTTTTCATGGGTAGCAGATGCCACAGGTATTCCAGCAACCATCTTTGATGCTAAGGGTGACATCATTGCTGCAACAGCAGCGGACACAGCTTCTCGTCTTGCAGTAGGTGCTAACGGCACAGTACTTACAGCAGACTCAGCAGAGGCAACAGGGTTAAAATGGGCAACACCTGCAGGTGGATTAACTTTTGTTGGTGCTAGAGTTACAAATGCTACCCAGCAAACTATTGCAACGGCAACAAACAGCATCTTGACTTACACGCAAGAAACCTATGATACAGACGGATTTCACGACAATAGTACAAATACATCAAGATTTACTATTCCAGCAGGTAAAGCAGGAAAGTACATCATTAATTACATTGGGCTTTGGAGTAGTACAGATAACACTTTAGCAAGAAATGTAAGTTTGTTAAAAAATGGTTCAAACATTTTATTGAAAACTTTTGGATTAAACACTCGTGATGATCTAGGTATGTCATTGACCTCTGTTCAAAATGCATCAGTTGGTGATTATTTTGAAATTCAGGTTTATCAATCATCTGGTGGAAACATCGACATAAACAAATCTTCTGCTTACGCAGAGTTTTCAATCAGTTATTTAGGAGCATAAAATGGATTTGTATTCTAAGATAATCGAGATCTATCCTGAATTGACTATTACTGCAACTTTTGATCCATTTTTTGATGGGACAATACAGTTGCGTGATGATGGAGATGGGATCCAATACATCGCAAAGTGGGACTATTCCAAGCCAATCCCTGATGGTCTAAAACTAGGCAAGTGAAGTCTAAACTTTCTAAAGCTGCTTCCCAGTTAAGAGAGCAGATTGATGACTCGTTTCCAGATCGTGACCGCGCATCGGATGGTTGGATCGGTGATACCCGACACGCTGCTCGCAAGTCAGATCATAATCCAGATGAGCAGGGCTGGGTTCGTGCCATTGATGTGGACAAAGATCTGCACAAAAGTGGCAAGCCCGACATCATGGGAGATCTTGCTGATCAGCTTCGTACCTTGTCGAAATCAAAAGCAGACAAGCGTATTGCTTACATCATTTACGATGGACGAATCTGTTCCCACATCCTCAACTGGAAGTGGCGCAATTACACAGGGGCTAACAAACACACTAAGCACATGCATGTTAGCTTTAAGAAAGAAGCTGACAATGATGGTGCTTTTTTTCAAGTACCTATGTTAGGAGCATCTAATGAATGAACTAAAGACAGCAGCAGGATCTTGGGGTAGAGCCTTCTTAGTAGCAGCAATCTCAATGTATGCAGCAGGTGTCACAGATCCACAGGCACTCATCGCAGCTGGTATCGCATCAATCCTTCCACCTGTACTGCGTTACCTTTCACCTAATGATCCTTCTATGGGCATTAAGAAGTGACACAGTCCGATTTCTTTACGCTTTACCTTGCCACCATTGCAGCTCTTGGTGGCTTGTCTGGCTATGTAATCACACACCTGTTGTCTGAGATCAAAAGACTCAACACGCGAGTCGATGAGATCTATAACATATTGCTTGACAGGTAGCATTGTGCTATGGCAAGGAAACCTACTAAGCAACTAGAGGAACAAGGTTACTCAAAGCTCGATGCTTACTGCATTGGATTGCATGAGTACTGGAAATCATTGCGCAAGGCAGGTTTTAGTGAGGGCATCGCTCTGTTCATGATTACAGATGTTCCCTCTTATCCGCGTTGGATCTTGCCTGATCCAGTCGAGCCAGAGAAGTTCGGCGATTACGAAGATGAGGATGATGACTAAACGCAGATACTTGGTGATCTCGGATCTACAGATTCCATATCACCATGAGCAAGCAGTTAAGAATCTTATCAAGTTAGTAAAGCGCGAGAAGTTCGATTTAGTCCTCAACACAGGCGATGAGCTTGACATGCAGTCTCAGTCCAAGTGGGCTAAAGGCACTCATCTGGAGTATGAAGGGCAGCTAGATTATGATCGAAGTCTCGCTCAAAACATCCTATGGGATCTCGGCACTACCGACATCACTCGATCCAATCACACCGATCGTCTATACCACACTCTCGTTAGAGGAGCTCCTAGCCTCATCGGACTTCCAGAACTCGAGTACTCCCGCTTTATGGGTTTCAATGACTTGGGGATTCGTTTTCATAAAAAGCCATTCGAGTTTCATAAAGGCTGGGTCTTAGTCCACGGAGACGAAGGATCGATGAATAGCAATGCAGGACTTACAGCTCTTGGATTGGCTAAGAAGTTTGGCAAGTCTGTAGTGTGTGGACACACTCACAGGGCTGGCATCAGTGCCTACACAGAAGGCTTAGGAAGCCAATACAGGACTCTTTGGGGCTTAGAGGCAGGAAATGTTATGGACAAGAAAAAAGCCTCTTATCTCAAGGCTGGCAGTGCTAATTGGCAGATGTCTGTGGCAGTCATTGAGACACACGGAGACAGAGTTAGCCCATTCTTAGTGCCAATTAACAAGGACGGATCGTTTACACTATATGGACGACTTTACGCCTGACATTAAGCGCAGCTTGGATGATGCTGTGGACGAGGGAGAATCGTTATCATTTCGTTATCAGAATGTGCTTGATTAGTCGGACACTTCTGTCACACTAATTCTGTAAGCAACCGAGGGCGTTGCTACAGATAGGTACAAAGATGATCAGCTTCAACAAGATTAACGGATGGTCTTATAAGACAACCGATGATCGTTTCATGATTAGTAACTGTGGATCTCGTCAATGGTTCTCAGCTGAGATCGATGCAGAAGCCACTGCAAAGCATGGTTTTATTATTGCTGATGAGCACTCAAAGGTTTATCACAGCAGCTTGCAATCTGCTCAGAACTGGGTTCGTACTTTTGATTATTCAAAGGTTGGTGCATGATGAGCTTTGAGATGCCAATGATTGTGCTGCTTCTAGCAGCTAATGCTTTATGGTATTTAGTAGGCTGGGCTAAAGGCTTTAACGAAGGCAAGCGTGAAGGCTTGATCGTGGCTAAGTCATTTCAGCGAGTGACAACAGATGCGCGCTAATGAGATCCTACTTACCGCAACAGACACAATCCGCGATCGTGGGCTATCGTATGGTCACCCTGCGGATAACCTGCAACACACCGCAATGCTCCTCAGTGCATACCTACAGACACCGATCCACGATTATCAAGTCGCAGGGATCATGGTGCTCGTTAAACTTGCACGGACTAATCAATCAGCCCAACACATCGACAACTGGGTCGATCTATGCAGCTATGGAGCACTCGCAGGGCAACTAGCAACAGAGGAGAATGAACTCTATGTTTAATTTAGCCGACTATGAACCAGTGGAGGTTCGACTTGAAAAGTTTATTAAGGAT